CAACCTTAACAGTAGCACCAATCCCTGTTGGCAATACTGAATTGTCCAGCTTACCCGATCCGTCGAGAGCTATGATTTTGCCCGCTTCCGTTGCGCCGGATGATGATACGGTAGCTTCGACTTCTGCGAGCTGGCCGCTGTTATTCTTGATATACTTTTCTGCCATGTTACACCGTTTGAATGATTGTGTCTATGTCGATGATTAGTTGCGTAGATGTTAAAGCCTTACCTACGTGAACGACTATAGCGCCGTTTGTTGGTACTGTCTGTGTTAGTGTTCCGTTGGTGCCCAAGTAAACCGTCCCTTTAGTCCAGTTCCAGTTGGCATCTGTCAGGATGCCCGAAATCTTGATAGTTGCGTTGGCTCCAGATGTAACCGCTCCGTTCGTGATGCCCACGACCTGTGCATTTGCAAGGGTGTCGTTGCTAGCGTATACGGCCTGCCCTGATGAGTTAGACGTCACAGCACGAAGAGCAGAGAGGTTTTCGCCAGCCACAAGCGTAATATCATCAGAGATAGGCACCAGCCCGCCGCTGGCGATGTCCAGGGTAATGTTACTTTGGTCTACGTTAACACGCAAGGTGTCCTGATTAACGTTGATGGTGTAACTCACTGGGTTACCTCACCGAGAACAGTCACGTAGCCACGGAGTAGTTCGTTCGTTGAACTTGAGACCGTCTGCTCCAAATCCCACACATACACCTCGCCCACCGTCAGCGATGCCGTAGTCGCTGCACTTAATGCTACCGAAAACGTACCTTGCGAAGCGTTTACTGTCGTAATCGTAAACGTTGCAGCAAGAACGTTGTCGATGGTGCGTATCTGGCCGGCAAAGGTGTAACCTGTTATGTTGGTTACCACCCCGTTCGTCTTATGTGTGAAGGTACGTGCAAAGGCTGCCCCCTGACGGAGCTCTAAATCAACACGTGCACCTGATGATGATAGTATGACCATGGAATACCTTTGCTGTGCTCACCACTGGGCCCTAAGGCCCAGTCGTCAGAACAACTTTTTTAGTTAGTCCTTGATGATGTTAGCAGCAAGACCGCGCTCGGTAGCGTCGTTGATGCCTTCGCCGTTATAGAGAACAGCGATGCATGATCCGAAAGTACCAGTCGACCCGTCGCCAGCTGTAGCAACAACGTCGATATAACGATCACGACCTGCGAGGTTCACAAAGAACCCGAAGACCTTGTTGTCGTCGTTAGCCGTTGGCAGTGCAGGTGCACCCGTTGCGCCGTATACACAGCCCGTGATGTCAGCAGCTCCACTCATGCCAGAGTCGTCTGACTCCTGGAGTTTGAGGGCTGCCATCGCGATGTCTGTTGCACCGAGGCTGAAATACACTGCGAGCTTACCAAAGCCAGCTGTGTCGATCGTGTTAGTTGTAAACGATGCATTGTCAACGATTGCAGCTGGTGGCGTAACGTTGACAACCTTCACATTTTGTAGTGCGTTCATGTTGTCACCTTATGAGTTAATAGTTACGAAACCAACAACAGGGCCTGTTGTACGTGATGCTGCTGTAGCATTGTAGTTGCCCATTTCGTGTACCTTGATGTCGAGGTACTGCGTTGCCTTAACATAGATTGTATCTGTGTCGAAGCCCTTGCTTGCATCTTGCTTGATCGATGTTGCCATGCGATCACCAAGAGTTGCAGCCTGTGTAAGGTTACCGAAGTAAGCAAACACCTGGCTGTTAGCATCTGCTGATGGCATCACGTCGACGAACTCGACAGGATAGCCGAAGAGGCGCTGACCAAATGAGCCAGCAAGTTCTGCAGCTGTTGAACCACCTTGTGCGTATGCGAGGCGCTCGGCTGTCTCACCGAAAGCTACCTTGTTAAAATACCACTTAGCACCTGTGAGTGCGTATGTTGGAACCTTACGCATACCAGCAATCAGGTTACCCATTGTTACCTCTGCAAACGTGTTGCCAGCGCATACCTGTGCTGATCCGAGGTAGCCCTTGTGTGTGTCGTTCGTCCATGTTCCGCCGCCATCTTCGAGAACCTTGCGGAGCTTGCCAGCAAGACCGAGAACACCGCCGTATGTTGACGTAGCATCACCCAAGAAACCAGCTTCGTCTTCCTTCTTTGCGAACTGGCGTGCTACCGATTCAGCAAAGCGAAGGCCAAGATTCTGTGTGCTGTTCATTACAAGTTCTTCAGAAAGAACTGCAAGGGCATACATCTTCTTTGCGTTCAACGTCACTGCATCAAATGACATGTCAGATGATGACAGCGTTCCTGTCTCTGATCCCCAGTATGCCGTCACGTCATCGCCTGTGCGGAAGATGCGGATTGATTCCGATCCCATAGGCTCAACACGTGTGTTGCGACGGAATGATCCGTATGTGTCCTTGAGATTCACGATGAGGCTTGATGTCTCCGTAGGAACGAAGATACCACCTGTGGCGTCGTTGCCTTGTGTGTGTGTCTTATAATCAAGGCCAGTCACTTCTGTGTACTTCTGGCGTGCTGTCTCGTTAGCAAGACCACCAACAAACAAGCCTGTTACGTAAGCCTTGTACTCAGCATCTGGCATGTTAACCTTTGCTGATGATTCGCCGACCTTGATGTCGTTAGACTTTGGCAGCTTATTGACTGCTGTCTTCACTTCCGTCTGGCGTTGTGCGTTCTTGGCCTTGATAGCTTCGAACGACTTTACTTCGTTAGCCTGCTCATTGAGCGCGTCAATTTCAGCGTTCAGTGTCTGTGCAGACTTTACTTCGTCCATCGTTGGCTCTGTCTTAGCAAGGAGCGTTTCGAGCTCGCTAGACTTCGCGCTGATGGCGTCGTTGATCTGTTGCAAATTCATGATTTTTTCCTCTTGTTTACTAATGCCCGCAGGGCTTCCATTTCCATGGCAGCCTTTGCGGAAACCGGTTGTGCCGCGTCAATAAGCATTTTGATATTGCCTACTGCAGCGGTCAGTGTGTCCATTAATTCGGTCAGGCGTGCCACGTTAGCCGACGATAGCGTGCGCCCTTCCTTCTGCCTAATCTCTGCGCGTTCGTTCAGCCTCGTGATGAGTCTATCGACGTCGGTTCCAACGTCTTCGAGATCATCGTTAAGTCCCTTAGCGCTAATAAGTGCCGTTTGTGAGTTCGCACCGAACAGCACTGGTGACCACTCATAGAGTTTCCCCTTGACTAGTTCACGTGCTCCATCCTGTGCAAATGTTTCCTCGACTACCGAATAACCGATCGAGAACTCGTCGATGATACCTTCCTTGATGTCGGAGTAGGTCTCACGTCCTCGCTGTGTATTCATGTTGAATTGGCCCCTGATATAGAGGCCACCAAGGTCTTTCAAGCTATCCGGCAGCATGGCGTCGCCTGGCATAAGCTCGCGTGCTTCTAATGTCTTCGCCACCGGTGTCTTCCAGTCGTGAGCCCAGACGCCCTTTGGTAGTTTGGTCTTCAGCGAATCGTCGAAGAAACCGTACTTAACACGGTCGCCATAGCTGTCGACGTTATTGAATACGGAGACGATGGCCTCGATTACGCCACTGTCACCTTCTGCCTTGGCTTGAAATTCAAAAGTCTTACGTTCAATTTTCATGGTGTGTTCCCCATACCATACGAATTTGGGTTATGCTGTTGTTTAATTATCCACAAGTTAGGCCTTGGGTGATTGCCAGTCCATTTCACGAGCTCTGCAAAAGCACCGGCAATTCACCGAATTAGATTTTGACAAGCCAGGGCCTGCAGGATAGGGTGTCGTCTCACCGCCAACTGTAAAGTTACCGTTCGCATCTTCCAACTGATCATGCGCTGCAGCGTGTGCATCGCGCGCCCCTGCTAATGCCACCCACGACCGTCTGATACCGCCCAATTCATCCCAGACGGATTTCTGCACAGTGCCTGTTGTGGCTGTGGCTGTAGTCCTTGCAATGGCGTTAGCACGTGATACCTTCAGGTCAGAGAATTTTTCCTTCAACAGCCTTGCCAGTTCCTCCTCACCAACGCCTGCGTTCTGTCGTAGTAGAGTCTGGATGTCAGTTCTGATGGTGCCTACGGATGCTGAAATCTTGTCTGCGCTTTCCTGAATACCAGCCTCACGGCCGCGTGTGAATTCGCCCTCAGCTTCGACCTCTTCCTGTGCTAATGCCAGCACGATCTCTGTGAGCTCAGTGCGGCTGTTCTCGGTACCGTCGACGAAGTTCTTTTCCCAGACATCGAGGCTGAATTGGTCGTCTATCTTCGTCTCGATGCGGAGCGCCTTAACGTCAGCCGTGATGGTGTCGTAGAGATCATCGAGCACACGCCCCCACTCCTTAGCGATATTCTCGGATTGCTTGTTCAGTAGGTCGTCGTATGCTTTGGCGTAGACCTGCGAATCGGGATGGTGTAGCCAGGCTTTTGTTTCAGGGCCTACGGTAACGCTGTAGTTTTTGTGAAAGTATTTGTCCGAAGACACGCCACCTCCGAGGCTTAGTGTTTCGGGTGTGTCGTCGACGTCTGAATCATCGTCTACGTCGCTGTCGTTGTCCGTAGATACCGCCTCCATGGCGATGGTCTCACCAGCCAGTGCCTGCACTGTCGAGAGATCGAAACCAAGTTGCACGCCATATTCAGGGATAGCAAGCTGTGCGTTGATCTGGTCAGCAATCATATTCCAGAAGGGAACACGCACCATGTTAGTGAAGTCCTTGCTTGCCTGTTCAAAATTGCTGTAGGTCGCAGAGGACAGCCCCATGTGCGTTCCCGCAATAATCGGGTGCACCTTGTAAGCACCACAGATCCGCGTCTCGTACTGACCGAAGGTATCAGACAAGCCCAGTTCGTTCCAGTCGAGGGCAAGGCGCTTGACGTCTCTAACACCCCAGACAATACCCACGCTACCACGACGTTCGCCTCCGTACTTGCGAGAAAAAGATTTTTGTGCAAGTGAAGCCTGTTCGCTGCTGAGTTCCTCATCGTACACTAGCAACGTCTTCGGCATGGCGTCGTTCTTGTGGATGTTGAACACCGTAGACGTAGCTTCGTTATAGCCCTCGATAGACTGCGCTGCTAACTCCACAGGGCTGCCACCTCCGAGGGTTTTCTCGGGATCGTACCAGAAGCCCTGAATGTGAACGACGTCTTCCTTGCGTACTGTGTACGCTACCTGTCCGTCGTAATACAGGTAATGTTCAACGTCCCCGTAACCATCGTTGACAGGGGCGAAGTTTTTGTCTGAATACCAGCGCATGCCGATGATAGCACCCGAGGCGTTGCGTAGCTTGTAACCGTAGGCATTACCACCAATGCACAGGATCGTCATGATCTCACCAAACGTCACACGCCATTGGTTACGTGTCAGCATCCCCACGATAGGCGATTCGAAGTCGTAACCATTCGGAGTAATCACACCGATCTGTGCTTCCGGCATCATCAGCGAATACGTCAACGTGCAGGCCACAGCCACAGGGTTCGCCTTCCACATCTGGTATGCACCGCGCCAGTTGACGATAGGTGTGAAGTTATGCTTGTTCCACAACTCCGTCACTGGTATAGGAAGGTCGTTCTGTGCGACCTCGCCAGTAGGGGAGATGAAAGCCTTGATTTGTTGAATTAGTCCCATTATTCTAGTCCGTTATAGAAATACAACTCCAGCACCTTGCGACTTAACAGCCGCCATCTCAGCGTAAACGAGAGCATCCACCATGTCGTCGTGGTTGCCCTCTGGGAAAGAAAGTAGTTCCTGTTCGAATGAAGGCTCCAGCCCCCGTACGTGTGTAACCAACAATTGCTCATACCTTGCCAGCAGAGCGTGGAAACGTGTTACCTTGTCACGGTCTGGTTTGACAGCCTTGACAGGTAGGGATGTCTTGCGGAGTAGTTCCTGCACGACTGCCACCTGATACTGGACGGCCTCGATGTTGATACGTGATGGGTTCCATTTTGCCGCTAGGCTTTGGACGCCTTGGACGACTTCATGAAACCCCACCTTGCCCCTCCACATGTCCAGCACGTACCTACGCCCCGAGTCCTTGTCGTAGCCAACAACAGCGATGGCGGTATAGTCAGCCGTGTCTGATTTACTGATGGCAAGGTCAACACCCATCCCGATCTTGAGATCCCTAGGCACCTGGTCGCTGTTGACGTACGTGATCATCTCACGTTTAACCAGAGCCCCCTGCACGTCTACAAACTCAGCCAGATATTCCTGATTGAACACCACGGTCGGTAGCTCTCGCTGTGCAGCGTCTATTTCATCCTGTGCTATGTAAGGATTTACGCTCGTAGGCATACGAAAACTGGCGTATGTTTCATCGAGCCTGGCACGTTCGTACATAGCGTGGAAATCGTTGCGTCCCTTCGGTGTCGAGAAGAAATACCCGTCGCCCTTGTAATCTGTCAGCGTTGGACGGATCGCCTCGTTCCATGCGTCCATGAAGTTCCTGACCATCGCCACCTCATCGCAGACGACACGGGCATACTTACGGCCCCGTACACTGTCGAAGGCGTCTAATGACCAGCAGTCGATGATACCACCCGTCTCGATAGTCAGCCGCTTCTCTTGTTCACTTACACCCGTTATGATAGGATGCAGCGTTGTCTTGAGAGCCTTCCACACATCGGATAGCATCTTGTATGTCGGGGCGAAGTAGGCCGCAGGGCGTCCCATAATAGCCGATTCGATAAGCAGGGCTTCCGCCATTACGGTCTTGCCAAACCTACGACCACAGGCGACCGTGTTGAAGCGCCTCCGGTTACGGAAGATTAGCTTTTGGCCGTCGTGTAGCTGTGCGTCGATGGTAATCACAACGAAGCGTCCTTCGGGCCTATGGCGATAATCTCGGCATCCTCGATGTGCTTGGGTTCCTCATGTGTAGGGGCTAAGACTATCCTGATGTCTGTCTTGCCTGACACCTCCGTTGCAGCCTTGTCCGTCTGTGCGAGGTGTTGCTTGCCCAGCCAGATCAGCATCGTGTTATCACCTGACAGGGCTTTGTCGATCTGTGTCTGTGCCAGCTGGAACCTAACATCGTTGCGTTCGTTCTCGATCATAAGGGCATAGTCAGCCTTCAACTCACTTACCGGCACGTCACGGTTCAACAGAACCGAGCACCACCGTGACAGGGCAGTCCAGCCCATCATGGCTCGTGCACGACGTTTCAGTTCGGCCTCTTGTGAAGGTGTTAGGTTCATTCAGCTATTAAGTTATGCTTAATAGTTGGCCACTTATCCACAACATCACAAGCCCCTCATAAGGCTGGCATAGTTGATCTGTTGTATGTCAGTCACCACAGACCTCACGTCGCTGTACATTAGGTAGGCGTCCTCGATGCTGGCGATGCCGTGCAACACAGTAGCATGGTGCTTTTGGCTGTGCTTGGCAATCGACGTTAGCGTCCAGCCGTAATGCTTGCTCAGGATATACCACGTGATAGAACGCGCCCTGACTACATCAGCACGGCGTGTGGCACTGTATGCATCCTCCAATGTCACACCGCACAGTGTGCATACGTCCGATAAGATCAACTCGTATAACATAAAACCCCCTAATTCTTTTTGACGAACTCGATGGCATCGTCAACAGATCTGACGATCCCATAGGGTACGCCATAGCGCAGGCAGCAGTCCGAGAACCTGTTTTGCGTTTCCGACACCCTACCCTTGGCAGCCTTAACTTCCAACATCCACGCCCGCCCGTCACGGTAGACAGCCAGGTCAGCATGACCAGAGGTGGCGTTAATGTTCACAACACGGTATGAAGA